CACAACGGTTGATGTGTCCAGTGTTGTGGTTCCGGAGGAAATCGTCCCGTAAGTTGTCCAGCTGGATGCACCGGCAGCTTTCCAATATAGCGTAGCTGTGCCGGAATTTTTCCCGCCCACAGGCGAAACGTTCCAATTTGCAGAAACCTGTGCGTGCGTATCATCTCCGGAGATTCTGGAAACGGACAGTCCGCCGATTGTCGGCGCACTATATGCGGCGGCGGTGATTTTCGCCGACTTCGATGCGCTCCGCCCTCGCGCATCGGTAACGGTCAAGCTATAGGTCAGCTCCCCAGACTGCGTGATCTTCCCGAGCGTTTGCGGCATGCTGGAGTAGCTTCCGGATGCGGCTCCGGAGATGGTGTAGCTCGAAATCGTGCTGCCTGTTCCAGGCGCCGCACTGGCCGACAAAACCGGAGATGTGATGCCCTGCACAAATCCCCAGGATGATGCTGCCGCGGGATTGCTCGCGGACACTGAAAATGCAGAGATTGAGGGGGCGACGCTAGCCGCGATCTGCTCCGTGAAGGTGGTGGAGAACTGCCCAAGCTGAGCGCCGGAGCCGTTGTATGTTGTCAGCGTAACTCCGTAAGTTAGAGAACTTGAGGAGGACATCGCGGACAGGATCGAGTCCGGAGCAGTCCAGCTGTAGGTATATGCCGCTGTGGATCCGGGCGAGATCCCGGTCGCGCTCCAGCTGTAATTGCCGACCCAGAAGAACAGGCTATAGCTGTAGGAGCCGTCCGCCGGTGTCCAGCTGATCCCGACCGGCTGTCCGATGGTTGCCGGGTTGGGGCTGATGGAGCTGATGGAGGATGCCCGCGCGATTGTGGTCAAAGCCTGCGATCCGGAGCAACTGATATTCGGCAAGGCCGCGGAGCCATCCGCGAAGCTCATGAGGTTGCAGTTATAAACGCAGGATGCCGTCAGCGTCGCGGTCCCGTCAGCGGCATGCGGGATTGTTAGAGATGTCGAGTAAATCGTCGTGGAGCCGCCGTTTACTGGCCATGAAATCGCTGGAACGCTGAATCCATAAGATTTTCCGTTAATGGTCAGCGTTCCATTGTGCGCCTGCCCCTGCGTCACTCTCCAGTTTCCAGCGAAAACAACGGAGATTGCAAGCGTGGAAGTGTTTGCGGCCTGATTTATTGTTTCTGACCAGTTGATAGACAGACTATAGTGGCCGTTCTTTGCATATCCGATGATCTGGCCCATTTATGTTCCTTTCTTGAAAATTGTAACTTCGCCGTTCGCGTTGGCCTTGATGATATAGTTCCCGATTGTGATCTGCCCTGTGATAACGATCTCGGGAACGTAGAACTGTGCGCCGCTTGTGTATGCAACAGCCTGCCCGTTATAGATATAGGCCATCCGGTCGTTGGTGATCTGGGTTTTCATCGCGGCTCCGGATGCGCCGATGATCAACCCATTATTTTTATCAAAATTCAGGTATTGTCCGACCTCGGCCTGGTAATCGGTGAGGAGCCGGCGCGTGGCTTCGTCAGATGCCTGTGCAGCATCAGCCTTTGTCTGTGCGGCGGAAATCAGGCCCTGCAGATCGGCCACCGCAGACCCAACCTGAGAATCCGTATACTCTGCGGCCGCTTCGGCGGCCTCCTGCATGTTTTTATTGATTGCGGTGATGTCGTCGGTCGTTGCATATCCGCCCAAGTGAACGATGTTGTTGTCCAGGTCAATGTAATTCTGCCCGTCTTCCGTTGCAAGCATCCCAGTTGTCACGCGGTTCGCCGACATGGATCCGGACCGGATAAAATCCGCATTAAAATTCCCGTCAATCGTCCCTGCTAATTTGAATGGTCCGTTATAGCCACTCGTTGAAAGGCCGATCCCGCCCATATTCATCCGGATCACGTTGGTCGCAGTCGCCGCGCTGTCGGTATCCATGATGAGGATCTCATTCGGCTGTCCGTTTGCGTTCCGGCCAATCACGACGTGCCCTCCCATGCCGCCCGAGATCAGGCTTGTCGCCATATCAATCGCCGCCTGCATGGAAGTTTTTACAGCGGAGGAGCTTTTCGCGATCTCACCGGAAACCGTCTGGCGAATCGTGCTTGAAAAGTCGGACTTCGGGCCCCCCAGCTCGACCCCGTCGAAGCGCTCGGTCAGACAGTTGTACGTGGTCGAGATCACCTCGGCCCGTGTGGAGATTCCGAGCTTTTCGAAATAAATTCCGACCGTGTCGCACAGCCTTACGCGCTCCAGATCCGCCAGATCGGCATATTCGGCAGATTTTCGAAGAGATGCGAATGAGATTTTCCATCTGATCCGCGGCACGCCAACGGAGTTGTTGTCCCGGTAGGCAATTGCCTCCGCGTCCAGCTGATCCGCAGTTGGCTCCTCCGTAAAGGTGCTGGAGCAGTCCAGGATATAGATTCTCTCCCGCGGATAGTTCGCGTGCCCGTCCACATACTGCACCGTACCGGAAACCGTCTTCCCCTCTGTGCTTGTCCAGTATGCCAAAACCCCGGTATAAGTGCTCTCGATGGAGTTCTCCATCGTCAGGTCCGTCAGGTTTTTGCCGTACCGCACGGAAACTCCGCGGTCGGTGCCGCGGTGGCGGTAGACCTTGACGGTTTTGCGGTCGAATTCAAACTCCACGCCTCCGGATCCGCTGTAGGTGTCAAGGATTGATCCATCCGTACCGCCAAGGCAGGCCCGGAAGCTCCTCGGCGCCGTGAGAGAAAAGGGCGTCGTGTCGTTTGTGATGTCCGTCGTGATAGAGAATTTGTTCTCAACCATGGAATGGGAGATCAGGCCGTCCAGCGCGTTCCGGATCCCGCTCGCGGAAAACGGAGCCACCGGGATGCCGGAGAGGTCGTAGCTGATGTGTTCCGCTGAAATTGTCACCGTGCCGGACATCGCCGTACTGATCTTATAAATCCGGAACGGCTGAGTCTGTGAAGTCTCGTTCGGCTTCGCAAGGATCAGCCGGCCGACGGTCAGGTCGTTGTATCTCTTTCCGGTCACGGGATATGCCATGGTCAGCTCAAATTCCCCGTTCCGCTCTTCATGAACAATGCAGGTTTTCGCGTCCGAGAGCGGCCCGATTCCGTTGGTTGAAAAGGCGTTTTCATTGCTCTCATAAAGAATAGGGATCATATCTTGAACCACCTCGGGGTGATTGAAACACTTGAGAAACCGCTCCAGGTGATCCCAGTATCTCCAGGAGGGAGTACCGGGAAGCCATCGGATGCGGTGATCAGATTGTTGCAGTTGTTGGATCCGCTGTAGCACTCCATCCGCTCGCAGTCGATCGAAATGCTATCATAGGAATTCCTATAGATTTTTCAAAAGGCTACCTATATCAGCAGGTAGGCAAACATATATTAAAGGGGCGCAAGCGCCCCTCCTGTATCCCGGCTTGCGCCGGGATGTAATTCACCCCTTTACCCAGCCAAACCGGGAGCGCCGAGCGAGCCGTCCCAGCCCGCGGGCGTGGCCGAATTGTACGAGTAACGAGCCGCGAGGCCGCAGGAGCCACCGCTGTTCAAGGTCGCAAAGCACCACGCCGCGCGAACACCCGAAGCAGCCGGATGCACGTTGAAGCCAGCCTTTACACCGGTGCCGGATCCTGCCGCCGTGCTGACATTCTCAGGCCACAGCGTATCCTCATTGATCGCAGTGTCCTCGATGTACTGCCAGCCAGAGCTCTGTCTAGCAGGCCATGTGAGCGTCAGAGCCTCCTGCTTTTCGTAGTTAGAGGAGATCGTTCCGTTCGTCGTGACCTTGCTCTGATCCTCGCACGTGTAGCAATCGAACAGATAGTTTCCGTCGCCGTCCGTGCTCCATTTCCAGAGCTCATCCGAGAAGATGACATACGCACCGTTCTGGAATTCGATCTTTTGCAGCAGGCCGGGCTCTTTTCCGTTCGTGTAATTGTAGCGGGAGCCGTCAAAGCCCTGCACGCTGTCATTCCAGCCGGACGGATACGGCATAGTGCTGATCAGAGTCGTACCTGCTGTCGTGTCGAACACATTATCCGTATCGACATACACAGCCGCATAGGTCGTACCGGCGATAGAGATTTCATCGATAGCAGTGATACGAGCGAGGCGTGCAATGCTGTAAGATGCCGCAGTATTACGGTCTGTTCCGCTTGCATTGTCTCCGAGCTCTACGTTCGATCCGACATAGAGATTCGCCGCCTGCGCTGTCGTGATGATGATACGGTTTACGCCGGTCTCAGACACCGCCGCTCTGTACTGGTAGTTGTAAGAGGAGCAGCCCTCAATCGTACCGGAGTTTCCTTTACGGGCATATTTCAGCCACATCATGCGGAGCAGGAATTTTGCTACGTTCATGCTGCCGCCGGAGTACATAGCTCCACGGGCACGCCACAGCGCCACGCCCTGATTGTGGGATTTCCACAGCACAGGATCGAGACCGGTGCCGCAGGTGATCTTCCCGTTTGCGTCGAGTCCGGCATGAACGTATTTCGGATGGGCCATAAAGGAATGCATCTTGCCGTCCTTTGTCTTCCCGTCCTTCCACTGCTTATATCCGGATGCCGCATGGCAGCGTGTTTTGAAGATCCTGTATCCGTCCTCGTTCCACTCACGGCAATAGGTATTTTTCTGGAATACCCAGCAAAGATGCTCGCCGGAGCGCACATCGTTGATATCGTCGATGCCCTCCACAGCATATACCGTGATCGTGCCGTCGGAATTCTTCTCAGCGGATGCCTCCACGCACCAGAACTGAGGCAGGTGTGCAAAGTCATCCTGTCCCTCAGAGGTCTCCGTGGACGGTACGCAGGTGAGTCCTACGCTGTCATCCGTCTTTTCACCGATGGCCGTTGTGGACGTGGAGAACAGCGGGAGCTTTACGCCGTGCACTCTGTCGTCATCCAGTACATTGCCGAACCATCGCTCCAGGAGATCCACCCTGGATGTCGTCCCGTCCACATACTGAGAATTCCACCACTCTTTGAACAGGGCATTGACCTGATCCACATTCGTGCACTTGTTTACGAGTGTACAGTAATAGCTGTCAATAGCGGCGGGGATCCCGGCGCTGATCAGAGCTGCTTTCAGGGCAGAGATGTCCGCCGCGTTCGCTGCCTCAGCCGCCTTTGCTCTTGTCACTTCATCCGCTATGGCATTCTTCGCTGCACTGGCCGCCGAAGATGCAGAGCTTTTCGCATCCTGAGCGCTCTTGGCTGCGGCATCAGCAGACTTCTGTGCGGCACCGATATTGTTGACAGCTTTGATGATCTCCGGAAAGTCCGAATCAGATACAGCCGTATCGTCTTTCAGTGCTGCCGGTTCCACACAGAAGGTAAAGTTTGCCGTGCCAAGACGTACAGAATCGCCACTCGTGATGGTAAGCTCCGCCCATACATTCCCGCTTAACACTGCCACCTGATCTCCAATCGTGACAGACACCACTGCTCCGGAGAAGGTACAATCATAGGTAAAGCCCAGTCCATCCGGCTTCGTACCCGTGAGCAGCACGGTTGATCCTGCCGGAATCGAAAACTTCTTTTCTCCCTGATAGATGGTAAAGACAAAGGAGATGCCCTTGTCGTACTGGTTGATCTTGACGATCTCAGGTACACTGCCCGGGATCAGGTTCAGATCATATTCTCTTACATCCATACTCATCCCTCGATCGTGTCAATGTAGTTCTGCACATACGTTTCAATGGTACCCATGGCGGCCAGCACATCCTTGTCTGTGACCACGATATCCGTTCTCTTGTTATCGGATACGATCTTCGCGGTCTTCTCGTCGATCTCGCTGTACACCATGCTCATCCGCTTTCCCACGGAATCGTTAAAAAATGTGATTGCTGTAGCCTTCTTCATACTGATCTCTCCTTGCTAAGTTCTGTGATATGCTCCACTGCTTCCTGCGCGTAGTCTGTACTGCTCGTCTCAGGATTGGTGGTATAAAACTGGTCCAGCCTCCTCTGCGTAAAGTCCGACTGCTTTGCCTTGATCTCCCAGCCAAAGGAAAGTCCGGGATCTCCTGCCACAACGAAGTAGGCTCCGTTCCTCTCCTTGACATAGCAGGTCCCCTCTCCGTATGCCTGCAGGAACACCTGATATTGGGATGTCGCGATCGTCTCGCCAAGGATCGGATCAATGGAAATATAAGACAGCCCATCATCAGCGATGACCCCCTCGCCTACATCTCCGAACATCGGTGTCGGTGTCTCGTAGGAATACAGGAGCCTCTGGCCATAATCATCCGTATCCACCAGTCTTGACTTCGACCCACCGCAGTAGAAGTTGCCCGAAGTACTGATCCCATAGGTGCCACTGGTATCTGTGCTGAGTATGACATACCGGTTCGGCATCATTGCATCCGAGATCCTGATTGAGTCATCGTCAATAAACGTGGACGGATACTGAAGAAGAAAGTTCCCCAAGAGCTCATCACTATTGTTCTTGATTAGAATCCCGTTCCTCGCAACTGCGGTAGCCTTACCCGTTCCCTTATCTCCATCACCAGTGAACGAAATACCATTGAATATATCCGGCTTGATTTCGATGTAGTTTCCCCAGTTGGTTGTCACCTCAATCCCGGCAGAAGTCATCTTGATGCTGTCACCAAGGTCGATCTCTTCAGCGCCATCGCTGGTCTGGACCTTAATAATTCCTGCCTTGATAAGATCTGCTGTAATGCTGCCGGACTTGATGTAAGTGCCATTGATGTACAGCTTGCCGTTCTCCATGTAGATGCCTTCAAGAGAGCCATTGTCTGTCAGCCGGTTGAAGATCTCGGTCTGGTTCAGGTTCTTGTTGATGGTATCCGCATAGGCTTTGGCTGCCGTGAGGGAACTGGCAATCGTCGCATCCCGGTAAGAGATCCACTGCGATCCGTTGTAAATCATGGGCTTGTTGTCATTGCCGGAGTCGATCCACATATCCCCGGTCACAGGGTTTGACGGAGCTGTCTTCCCACCAGTGATCGTGTTCTTCGTATTGGCCTTGTTCATCGCGTTCGCTGCATCCTGCAGAGCCTGCGCAATCCCGGCATCCTTCACCTTGATCCACGCCTGCCCGTTGTAGCGATAGACGGTGTAGCCATTCGAGGAATCAAACCAGATGTCACCGGTATCGAGGCCATCCCCGTCAGGCGCTTCATCCTGCATGTAGGTCGCGATCTTGCCATCGATCTGTGCGGCGAGTTCCTTAGACCAGGTATCAGAAGCCGTCTTTGTCTTCTCATCTGCGATCTCCTCAGCCTTGGACTGAGCCTCGGAAAGCAGAGAATTATACTGCTCCGTGAAGGTCTTCCCACCAACCTTTGATTCAGAAGAAAGCCTGAACTCGCCGGTTTCCATGTTCCAGTAATTCTTGCCCTTCTTGTCCGTAATTGTCCCTGCCTTGATGAGATTACCATTTAAAGTCCCGGCAGTGATGAAGTCCGCATAGAAGCGAGAGTCGATCGTCCATGCGGTATCGAAGGGCCCCTGATAGCCGGAGGTAGAAAAGCCGATGCCGTTCATGTTGATCCGGAGCACATTGACAGCGGTGTTCTTATCAGCAGTGTCCATGATGAGGATCTCATCCGGCTGACCATCTGCATTGAGACCAAACACGACATGCCCGCCAAGGCCTCCGGAGATCAGCTTTGTCGCATGCTTGATAGCAGACTCAAGGAAGGCTCGGTTTGATTTTTCCTGTGATTCCATTCTCGCGTTCTGAGAGGCAATAGCATCGGACAGGGTTGATCTGGCACTTCCGATTTCGATAGAGGAATACCGATCCTTCAAGACATCGTAGACAGTCTTGATGACCTTGGCCTTTGCTGAAACCTGAAGCTCCGGGAATTCCACGGACACCGTGTCACAGAGATTCACTCGTTCTAGTGGCGCGATGTTCTTATACTCCTCACTCTGCCAGAGCGCCACGAAGCTGATGGAGATATTGACGGAGGGCACACCATAGTCGTTCGCCTTCATGTAGGACGCAGCCTTGTCCCGAAGTGCGGATTCTGTCGGAGCTTCCTGCCACTCGGATGAAAGGTCAAGGACCACTGTCCTACGGTAGGGAAACTTCGATGCGTTCTCCGTATAGACAGGGGATGCCGTAACAAGCTGGGTCTCGCCATCATTGTCCTTGGCCCAGTACGGAACAACGCCGGTGATGGTGTTTTCGATCGACTCCTCCTGCTTCAGATCGGTCAGGTCCTTGCCGTAGCGGATCATCTTCCCGCTGTCTCTGCCTCTTGCAGCATGAAGCTTGACCGTCCATCTGTCCCACTCATATTCACCGCCAAAGTTATCAAGGATGGAGCCTTCCACACCTCCAAGTCTTGACCGGAGGGATGCTGGAAGCGGTGTCGTGTAGTTCCCAACCGTTGTATCGTCCGTCCAGAAATCAAATCCGCAGGGCTCGATGGCGTCATGCTTCAGACGCTCAAATGCCTGCGCTGCTGTCGTCGCTGGGGTAAGATCTGCCTTCACCGGTACAAAGGAAAGCTGGTAAGACACATGCCTTGCCGAGATCGTAGTGATCCCCTTCATGGGCTTGGAGATCTTATAAATCCGAAACGGCTGCTCCTTCTTCCCGTCTGCCGGGACAGCGAAGATGATCCTCTCCTTCAGGATATCCTTGTAGTGGATACCGCTGACAGGATAGGTCATCTCCAGCTCAAAGGACCCGTTCCTCTCTTCTGTCACCGTGCAGGAGATTGCATCGTAGAGCCTGCCGAGGCCGTTTGACGTGAAGTCCCTCTCTCCTGCGTCGTATAAAACAGGTATCATACAATCCACCACCTTGGTATGAGTTCAATCTTCGTGATCCCCTTGCCGAGCGTGATTCCGTTGTCTCCCGGATTGAGGACAGGGAAATCGCCGGAAGTTAGAGAGATCATGCTGTTGCAGTTCGTCGCTCCATAAAATGCGTCCATGGTCTCGCAATCCACCTCGACATAAGGATAGGTGTTGCCCTTCACCTCGATCGTCTTCTGTCCAATACCTGCGGTACCATTTCCGTAGATCAGGATGCGAGGCTTGGCAGGAAAGAGCGTGTTGTTTCGGATCTCTCCATTCGCCGTGAATGTATAAGTCTTCTCACCGGACTTCAGGAACCGCTGCGGTTTGCAGTTGAACGTGATGTCGAACTGTCCTGCAATGTTTCCGATCTCCTTCACAGAAAGAGGTCCTTCAAAGAGAGCCAGCCTGTACTCTTCCGGGTGATAGGTATCTTCCAGTCTCCGGTATCCTGTCCGGGTCAGAAGGAAGCTCCGAAGCGCAGCGACGTTGTCCCTGAAGTTCTTCCCGATGCCTGCCGGATAAGTGAGGGAGATGTTCTCAAATCTGTTGTTATCAAAAACCAGATCGCCAGATCTTCCCGGCACCGACTGGATCTCGTAGTCTCGTTTCGGAGAGCTGTAGACTCCATCCCCGGAGATCCGGACACCGAAGTCCAGGCTGCTCTTCACGTCAAAAACAAAATAATGAAAAGGTCTCATGTACCACCTCTCTGTTATAGATCATGCGAACACCGCCTCCTTCATGTTGACCTTGCTGTTGATCCTGCTCTCGATGATGTCCGCCAGTTCATGAACGTCCTGTCCGGGTGCGCCATAGACCGTGATGTTAATATCTCCGATCGTCGTACCGGCACCTGCGTTTCCGACTGCCTTCTGGATCATTGACATCAGGCTGTTCACGCCGACGACAGCTTCCGCTCCAGCTTCCCCACCGGCAAGGAGGGAATTGCCCTTCATGCCAAAGATCGTCGGGCCGTTTAAGATCATGCCGTCTTCCATCGCCTTCTTGTACCAACTGATGGAGAAGTGTGGTGCGGACGGAGGGTTGATCCCGAAATGTCCGGAGATGCTGATGTGCGGGAGCTTCAGGCTCGGCAGGGACCAGCTGAAATGGAAGAATCCCTTGATCCTGTCAATCGCGTTCTTCACTGCGTCCCTTGCACCGCCCATCTTGTCTGAGAACGCCTGCTTTATGGAATCGAGCTTTGACCTTGCTGTGGACAGTGCCTCACCGAGCTTTCCTCCTGTCGTACGATTGATCACATCGAAACCCGCCTTCCAGATGGACTTATACCCGTCAATCGCTGTAGAAATGACACCTTTGATCCCGCCGCCATGCTGTT